TAGCAAACATTTTTTCAATTCAAAAAGGAATTGATGGTCTTATTTACAAAGGTACTGCGACAGAGATAGAAACAGAAAATGTTTTTTGGTGTTCTTCAGATGAAATTGCTATTTCTTCTAATTCAGATACATCGACCTGTGCCGCCTGTAATGAAACAATGACAAATATTGGTTGGATAGAAAGTATTGAGAATACTAAATCTGAAGATATAGAATCAGTTGTAAATAAGTATTTAAATAATAAAACCAAAGGAGGTACAGACATGTCTAAAGAACTCTCAGTAGAATCAACAGATCTTGAAAAAAGTGTTGATGAAGTAGAAGAAATTGCTACTGAAGAAGTTTCCGATGAGACAGTAGACGTTCTAGAAGAGTCGGATTCTGCTGAAGAAACTGTTGAAGAAACAGTAGAAGATGATGTTATTGAGAAGTCTGCTGATCCAGAGGTAACTGAAGATTTTGACCTTGTAAAGATGCTAGATGAACTAAAGGAAACCATTACTGAAAAGATTGATGCTGGCGTTGCTAAGGCAATCGGTGGAAGTAATGTTAAGAGTGTTGATGAAATCATCTCTGAGATGAGTACAAACATCAGCAAGTCTATCGATGAACTTAGTACAACTTGTGCAGATTTATCAAAGTCAGTAAGTTCTCTACAGAATAGAATGGATGCTTACGAGTCATCTACGGCTGTAAAGAAATCTAATGACCCTGAAGGGGCATCAGAAGAAATTAAAATCCAAAAAAGCATTTGGAATGGACACTTCCTCAACGTCCAAGACCTATAAAAAATTTGAAAGGTAGGTGAAAAGAAATGAGTAATGAATTACTTCAAAAAGTAATTGACACAACAGATATGGGTAATAGTACTTCTGATAACAGAGGTCTTCTCTACCCAGAACAATCAAATAGATTTATTGACTACATGTGGGATGCCACTGTTCTTACAAAGGCTGCTCGCACTATTCGCATGAAGTCAGATACAGTAGAAATTGACAAGGTTAATGTCGGTCAGAGAATTCTTCGTGCGGCTAATCAGGCGCTTCCAAGAAACTATGCAGTAGGTGACTCAGGATACCCAATCGTAAATTCAGATGCTTACTTTTCAAAGGTTTCTTTGACAACAAAGAAACTACGTCTTGACTGGGAACTTTCCAGTGAAACACTTGAAGATAACATTGAAGGTACTGATCTTGAAGATCATATTGCTCGTATGATGGCTACTCAGGCTGGAAACGATGTAGAAGATCTACTTATTGCTGGAGATACTGCATCATCAGACTCACTTTTGGTGGCATTTGATGGTTTCTCAAAGCAGGCAAAGGCCGGTGGTTATGTCGTTAACGCTTATAACTCTACACTAGGAATGGGTGTCTTTAATCAGGCAATCAAAGCCCTTCCCCGTAAGTACAAACAGCGTCGTAACCAGTTGAGATTCTTCACAAGTTCAAACTTGGTGCAGGATTACCTCTACAACCTTGCAATCAATACTAATAGTTCTAACTTTGGTACCCCATTTGATATTGCTTCCGGCGTTATCCGTGGTGATGTTGCTGCAAACGATGGTGGTCCCGGTACTATCACACCATTTGCTTTTGGCATTCCTGTTATCAATGTTCCATTGATGCCAGAGTCCACTACAACTGGAGAACTTCACCTTACATTCCCACAGAACTTCATTGTCGGAATTAAGCGTGATATTACGGTTTACCGTACTTTCCAGCCTAAAAAGGATACAATTGAATACACTCTCTACATTCGTGTAGGTTGTGCAATTGAAAACCTTGATGCACATGTTGTTGTTACTAACATTGGTCTTGCCAATGTTGCTGGTACACAGACAACTCAGACTACATCAACAGTTAGCAATTCATATGCGCTTGCAAGTCCAACTTCTAATACGAAGTGGGTTTCAACTTCAAGCGTCTGATAATTATCAGATTTGGAAAGGGAGGGCTTATGCCCTCCCTTTTCTATTTTCTGATATAATTGTTATAAATAGAAAGGTTAAAAAATGTCATTTGAATCAATGAAATTGGATGAATTAAAAACAGTTGCTGAAGGTTTTGGCGTAGATACAGAAACCGTCAAGACTAAAAAGTCTTTGATTACACTGTTAGATGAAGAAGGTGTTACATATGATTTGTATGTAAAATTTTTCTCAGCAGAAAAAGATGAGCCAGAAGATTATGTTAATACTGCTCAAATTAAAAATCAGCAATTAAATATTCCAGAGCCTTCTTCTGCTACTGTTTTAGTAAAAATGGATCGGAAGAATGGAATGTATGAAACCAATGGTTTTACTTTTACTAGAGAGCATCCATATGTTGCTATGGGAGATTGGCAAGCCCAAAGAATTTTTGATGAAGAAGAAGGTTTTAGACCAGCCACACCAAAAGAAATTCAGGAATATTATTCCTGACCGGAGGCGTTTTAATTGCACGAAGTATTTAGTAATACATTTCATAAACATGAAATGATTTTCTATAAAAATAATGTTGCTACTGATACAGATTCGTTACCAACAGTAAAAGTTTTTGATGCTGATACGAGTGCATCAATTGCTACTGGAACGGCTATTAATGAAGAGGGTCTGGGTCAGTATTATTATCAGATTACTCCAACCGTTTCTTCAGTAGATAGAAATTTACTTATTCAATGGTCATATAGTTTTAATTCAGTTTCAGCAACTGAGAATAGTTATGCTGCAGTGGTTACTCCATATGCTACTCTTCCAGAAATAATTTCTGAATTAAAAATTGGTGTATCGCCATCTGATGAAAATTATATAACGCCGGAAGAAATACTCTTTGCTGAAAGAGTGGCAAGAATTCAGATAAATAATTATTGCAATCAATATTTTAATAAAAGATATGATAGTCAAACTGAATACGGCGTTAATGCTGATTCTCTTTCTCTTACTGAGAGAATGTTGTCAGTTGATGAAATTTATGAAGATGAAGTTTTAGTATATAGGGCAAGTGCTGGATATAATGCTTTTGGCGATAGTATAATTGTTTCTGATACTGGTAAGACAATTAATATTATTAATTCTAATCTACCGGGTGATGTTCCAAGGCCAACATATTCAGATTATCCAATTTATCAATCTTCTACTGGAAGGTTTAAACAGAATAAAAGATACCGTGTTGTAGGAACAATTGGTTGGCCTTATGTACCTCAAGACATACGGGCGGCTGCAGTGATGCTTGTTTCAGACTATTTGACAAATGATTATCAATGGAGAAATAGATACCTTAGCAAGGTTAATTTGACGGAAGTTACTTTTGAATTAAATTCAGCAGCGTTTTCTTCAACAGGAAATGCTATTGTAGATTCAATTCTAGATCAATATAAGAATATTGTGATTGTTGTAATATGAGAAGTATATATATGTCATCAGTAATGAATATGTCTGCTGATATATTTGAACAAGAAAATTCTCAAGATTCAACTACTGGTGCAATTTTAAGAACATGGAAATATCAAAAAACAGTAAAATGTCACCTATTGCCACAAAAAAGTACTGGTGCCTCTATGAGAGGTGACGGTAAAAAATTTAATGATTCTAATGGTAAGTATACTGAGAATTTACAACTTAGAGGAAAGTTTACGGATAAACTATCTAAAAGGTGGAGAATTTCAAATATTAAAACATCTGATAATCAGATTGTATTTACAGAAACTGATGTATTTTCTGAGAATCCCACCATATTTGAAGTAGTTTCATGTCATCCTATGACAGACCCATTTGGCAGATTTGTATTTTATGATGTGACTCTTGAAAGGGTGAATGTTCAAGATAATGTTACAAGTTAAAGTTGATTTAGAAAAATTTGATAGACAGATTTCTAAAATAGAAAGAGATCTTGGGAGTATTCCCAGTAGTAGAAATTTAAATAATATTACTCGCGCAGTATCATCAATCGCTGCTAAACAATATATTAAAGATATTAATGTATCTGCAAGAGCGCGGCCTAAAGAATTTCATCATATATATGAATGGAATCATACTGGAGAAAATGATTATAAACTTTTTAAAATTAAGAAAACTATTTCTTCTAAAAATTCTGCAGAATTAGATATTGTTTTTACAAATTCAAAAACTAAGGTTCCTATTGCAAAAGTTTTATCTACTCCTAATAAAAATGGAAAGAGTGTTCGTAAGAGTGTTGTGTTTAAAAACAAGGCGCAGGTTATGGAATCTGGTCAATCAGTACAATATGTTACCAGAAATATTGTTACTATCCCATCTGGAAGAAAAATAATTTTTCGTCCAAAGGGTACTACTATTACGATAAAGAATCCCGGTGGCGTTAGAACAACTAGATCAGTTGAAAAATTTACTGGTAAATGGGAATCTTCAAAACTTGGACCGGCTATTAGAAAGACTGGTATTTTTGATGAACTTTCAAAAGATATTGCTAAAACAATGTCAATGAATAATTATAACTCATCTGATATCTATACATGTATTAAATTAGTATGTGATAAATATGACAGACTATCAAGGAGTTTTTAATGGCTGATTACACTAAACTTCCATTTTCAGATATTAGAAATTATATGTGGAATCAACTTACATCAGCGTCAGTATTATCTGAAACAGATTATTGGGTTGAAAGTTTTAGTTCCTATCTTAATCCAATTATTCCATCACAACAAGTACCAGAATTTCAAAATTTTGTCCCAGATCAGCCTTATATAGTTTATGATATAGAAAATACTGGCTATGATTCTCAATTTTGGATTTGCACAGACACTGCAACATTAACATTAATTGGTAAAAAATATTCAGAATTATGGTCTATGTTGGAAGTTATCAAAGATGTATTCAGACGTTTTGATATTTCTGCTAGAGAGGTAAATAAATATTCTTACGGTTCTCCATTTAATTTTCATTATATTTATGTAGATAGTATTACTTCTCCAGAATATGGTAATGAAGAGGGCGGTTATTTATACGCTACAATAAAACTTTCTTATGAATATACTAGAAATATTAATTCAAATTATAGATATACCTAAAGATAAATTTATGGTAATATAAGAAGTGAGGAAGTGTCACCAAATTATTTAAAAAAAAAATAAAGGTGGTGAAAAAATAAATGGCTCAACCCAACGTAAAAAACGTAATCGTAGGTGCCGCTAACGTCTTTGTTAGTGCATCTTATGGTCTTAATAGACCTGTTGAACCTGCATGGTCAAGTTCATATGGTAACTCTGCTGCTACAATTATGAGAGGTATTTCTAGTTCATGGGTAGAAACTGGTCTTACAAGTGAAGGTATTGAACTTTCATATGAACCAACTTATGGTGAAGTTACTGTCGATCAGTTACTTGACGTTGCTAAAATCTTCAAGCAGTCACTTAAGGTAACACTTAAGACGACCCTTGCTGAAGCAACATTACAGAACCTAGAATTTGCCTTTGG